GTTACATCATTAGCCGTTAATATTTTATTTCCTGTTAAAGTTTCAGTATTATTTACTGTTTTTAAATTAATATTCCCTATAACGTCAAGGGTTTTATTTCCTACAACCGTTTCTGTAAAATCTTTTTCAATGCTTGCGGTGTAATTTCCTGTTGCTGTTAATGCGTAATCATCAGTATTAACAGTTTTATCACCGCTTACTGTTTCTATGGAATTTTCACAAGTTACGCTTTTGTCACCTGTCAATACTTCCTTTTTATTAACAGCGTTTAAATTAACATCACCTGTCAATACTTCCTTTTTTGATTCCGTATAAACAGTAATATTGTTATTAGTTCCATTGTCAACATATGCGTTAACCGCTTCACCTTTCCAGAATTTAACAACGTTAAAGTTACCATTCAAAGTAATTCCGGTTGGTGTTGCACCATTCAATTTAATCTTTTCAAAAATTGAATTATTAACGCCGATTGTTACAAAGTCCCTACCAACTAAAGCGGAAACGCTGTTAAAGATAAGGTTATCAGCCTGTACAAAACCGTTACCGCTTAACACAACCCCGTGTTCCACTGCGTGGTCAAAAATAATGTTATCTAACTGTAAATCTTTATTAACTACGGCATTTAATAGAGTGTAACCGTCTGTTAAAAGCGCATTTGTAATAATTGCACTACCTACGGTAATATCGAACAAGTTAACATTATTAACCTGTATATCCATATTGCCGTCAAAACCTAAACCGCTTAATGTAAGTTCATCAACTGAACCTGTAAACATAGCCGTTGTTGCGCCGCCTTTCATTACAAGAACTGTTGAATAACGGTCTTGACCGAAAAGCGTAGCTTTGTTTTTCAGTGTTAAAGGCTGTGTAAGATATTTTCCACTCGGAAAGTATACTGCCATGCCGCCATGGTTAAAAGCGTAGTCAATACAACCTTGTATTGCTTCGGTGTCGTCTGCTGAACCGTCGCCCGTTGCGGGTGTTAATCCGGCGGGCGGGAACTTGACGTTAAGCATATAATCGGCTAAAACTTCGGCAAGAACTTTTTCGATTGCACCACTTGAAATGTAATCTTTTATCAGTTCCGCTATAAAGTCAGGCAATTTGTTATTGTTAACGATAAGTTCATTAAGTTTCTTTGTAACCCTTCCTAAAAGTTCCATGTAAGAAAGACTATCATCATAGACTAAGGGTAAAATGTGCTGAACCCAATAACAAAGCGGTTCAACCTCTGTAAAGTTATTTCTAATCATTTTTATACCTCCTCACCATAAATTCATAAACAAATCACTTAATTCTTCTATAATCTGCATATCAATGTTAAGAAAAGTTGTTCTAAACTCGTTTAACATAGCAGAGAAAGAAACACCGCCGTTTTTACCCTTAACGTGTTCTATATAATCATCAATCGAATTAAGATTTTTATTTAAGTTCTGCGAAACGCTTTTTTCTTCGCTGTCATTAGTGCTAATATTGCGTTTCGTGTCGTTTGTTCCGTCTGTGGTGCTGTTAGCCGTTGTAGTTCCCTTACTTGTATCATTACCGGAAATGGTTGTTTCGCCTGTCTGACTGTCTGTGTCGTTAATAATGCGGGCGTTAGTTAAATAAGTGTCATTTTGTACATTTTGCAAAGACCCTTGAGGGGTGTCACTGTATTTGTCATAATGTGTTTTAGTTGCCCCTAATTGTTCTTTTGAAGTACTACCCGTTGTATTCTGTAAATCGACTGTACTTTCAGTGTTTTGGTTATCGTTTGTTTCTGTGTGTATGTTGTCGTCAATATTCTCTGTTTTTTCGGTCGTTCCTTTTTCTGTTGCGTCTTGCTTTGTAGTTTCTTCCTTTTTTAAATTGTGGTCACGTGTTAAATCAATATCATAAAAGGGATTAAATTCTAAAAGTTCAGACTTGTAAAGTTGGTTATAAAACGGCATAATTTCATTAAGTTTAGTATCCAGAAACAATTTCCACAAGCCGACTGTTTCAAGTCCGATCTCACGTGTATAATAATGCTTGAGGATTTTCTTTTCAAGGATAGGTCTGTACGCCTCGTCAAAGATCGGAAACTCAAAGTTGAATACTTTTGGTAACGCTGTATTAATCACATCGTTCACTCCCAAGTAACCCACCGATGACGTAAGACCTGCCGCCTCTTCACAGATGAAGCGTACTTCTGTGGTGTATTTACTCATACTGTGTATCCTCCTTTTCCTCGTCTTCGGCTTCATCAAAGTACTTCACTTTGTTTTCCTCACGGAAATCTACAGTGATGTTAGTTCCGAACATTGCATTAATCTGATCTGCCGCTTTCCTTCGTGCGTTTAACCTACAGAATCTTTGCGCTTCTACGCCTCCAAGATTGCTTGTAATCTCATCTGTAACAAGGCGTTCTTTCTTTTCTGTGTTGCTGTTCTCGATTCCCAGATAGGTTAATGCTTCATTCCATATCTGCCGCTTAAGTATGTTAAGCTTATCAGCTACATATGGAGCGTCAAGCCTCAACACGTTAAGTGCGTTCACATTGAGTTTATCATCACCATAGATGAAGGGTTCGTTGCCGTCATACTGCATCATAAGATTTTTAAGAGTTAATCTCTGTGCTTCTGAGCCGATCACCATGACAGGTGTTTTCTGTGCATTAACATTAACGTCGATGGTTCTTTCGATGTTGTACAGTCTGCGTGCATACATTTCGATATCTAGCATACTGTTAGTGTGAGTATAGTTGTTAAAGATAATGACACTGTTAGTCGGGTCAAGTCTTACCTGATAGCCGTTTGCGGCGTAAGCTGTACGTTCCATAGGAATTCTGTACACGTCCAGATTACCGCCAATCATTGTTTGCAAGCATAAGTCTCCGAGAATTTCATCACGGAAATAAACTGCCATGCCGTCCGAGAATAAGGTCAGTTCAAGGAACCTTTCATCTACGGTATCTGGAAGGTTCTTCCACTCGTACATATTGATTGCTAACTCTAACAGCCTATTGTAATACTGTAGGTAGGTGCGGTTATTTAACAGTGCACTTTCCCATTTTGCTTTCTTACCTCTTCCCATGTCCTCACCTCCTTAAGTTGCACTCGGTCTGTTATCGAGTGAATAGTCTCCAACTTCATTTCCATTTCTCCAGAACGTTACTCCGTTATCATATATCTGTCTTAACCTTGCCATGTCGTCGGCTGGTACAGAACCAGTTAAGCTTACGTTCTGAGTCTTGACGTAGTTCCAGTGAGGCCGAATAACTCGGTTAGGGATTTTGACTCTATGTGTAGCGTAACCATAAACGTTAAAATAGTTGTCTATGATCTGTGCAAACTCCGCACGAATATACGCGTAGAAGAATTGGAATCCCTTAATCTGGTTTGCCATGTTGATGATAGAACCGCCGCCTCCTCTTGCCTGTGGTGGAAGTGTGGACTTATCCGCCGTTGTAGCCACAAGACTTGAGATTTTTTCGAACCCTCCCATGGCTGTGCCGCCTCCTGCTAAACCTCCGGTAGCATACATGGCGGCCGCTCCTCCTACTGTCTGTGCGATACCTATCGCCGCGTCATAGGCAATGCGGTTCTGGTTCTGCGCTACCCATGCTTTAAAGGTATCTACCGTGAAAGCACACTGAGGGAAGTTTCCTATGGTAAGCTTCTCGTTGTAGTTGTTTGTCACTCCCTTATAGTTGAGAGGAATAATCATGCACTCAGGCGTACAGCACATAGCGCCTGTGACTTTAAATGTGCAGTTATCCGTACTGAAATACTCGAATGGATAGTTCGCGGCTCCTCCCTCATTGTTAGTGACATAAAGCATATTATACGGAGCGGTAAAAAGTTTGTTGTTTTTAGGAATATAGCCGTCAATATCTGATAAGTGTTTATCCCTTTCAATTGTAAATGCCTCTGGAATAGTCGCCTGATAGTCAGCGGTGAAGGCTACTGGTAACATAAATATAGAAACAATACCGTCAGCTTTGTTCTGCTCTGTTGCGTCTGCTATGAATGTGCTTGCCGACTGCCACGTGCTAAACACGTTATAATGAAGACCGGAGTACACACCACCATACATTCCGCCCGTAGCGTCCTCTAAGTTTTCGTCAAAGGTAGCCGCCACAATAATCTGATACAATGTAAATAAGGAAGAGATTTCCAAATCTTTGTAGATGTATTCTCCCAGTTCCAGATTCTCAGGAACGAGATTGTCGCCTACCTTATCAGTAATGCTCATTTCCCGTTCAACGAATGACATATTTACAGTGTAGTCAAAGTGCCATGTCTGCATAATGTCTATCTCGAATCTGACTTCTGCCGTTGTGTTACCGATATATTCCACACTTAAGATGAAAGCATAGAACCATTTGTTTCCGTAAGACGGGTTTTGAAACATGAGATAGTTACAATCGTAGAGATCGTCTGCTGAACGATTTAACGTCATGACTCCATTGTTTACCCTCTGGTACGTTTGGTTATTAAATGCATACTTCTGCTTGCTTAAGAAATAATTAAGCTGATTGGTAGCATTCCCAAAATAGATTGTATTTCTGTAGGTGTTATCCAGAGGAACATTTTTCAGAACCCTTATGTTAGTGTTTGGTGCTATATACATATACCGCCCTCGTCATAATAGATTGCCCATAAGTCACCTTCACTATCTATTCTCATTTCTCCGACGGTGAACCCAGAACCCTCGTTGTAAGTCATAACGAGATCGCCACCGTCGGTAAGAAATACATTCTGAATAGATAGAGTTAGACGCTTGGGACTGTGATAGTTGCTGTACCTGTCTTTGTTTCGTCAAACGTCGATGTAGCTGTCACGGTTAAACTAGCCGCTGTTTCGTTTGCACCTACAGACAGTAAACCATTCTGGCTGATCGTACTTAACTCGCTGTTGACAGACCATACGACTGTCTTCGGTGCGAACCCTGTGGTTTTAACCACTGCATTAAGCTGTAACATATTACCCTTGTTGACCGTTGCCGTAGCAGGTGAAAGGGTGATGCTATTCACTGCCGGAGTACCCGGTACAAAAATAACCGCGTTAGCAAACGGAGAACTCGAGAATGTCTTCCACGTATGATACCAATACTGCCAGTAGAGACCCTCGCCGTTGTAGTCCTCAGTAAACTTGTAAAGGTTGTCAAAGATCATAAAGTAATCTTTGTCAATCAGTACAGCCGGAACCGCTTTAAGCGCTGTCTTTTCTGCCGCTGTTAAAGGAACATAACCAGCCGCCGGATCGTCTGCGAATAACTCGGCCATACGAGCCTCATCAATCTGGTCAAATCCGTCGATCTGAACACGGTGTCCCATAAATTCCACCTTATCCATGTTAAAGGCAGATGCTAAAACATTTACGTCCATGATAGCATCAAATCTGGCGGTTGTAACAATATACTGATCGTTTTTAGGGCTGTGTGTGTAAACACCATTAAGATTGTAAGTCGGTTTGTCATACACCAGTTCGTTACTGATTGCCTTAATTTCCGTAACAACGTCACTTGCACTTTCTTTTGTGACAGCCGGAACCGTCCATGGATAAAGCTGGCCGTTAAGAATGTTCCTAGCAAGCATATATTTCATAACGTTAAACTCGTCAAGGTTATGAGCAGTATACATACTATCGACGATCTTAGCGATCAAATCAGTGATACCCTGCCATGACAGGAATGCCTGCCTTAACTGGTCGTTGCTGATTGTAGCTTTGTAAAACTTCTGATAGTTCATCGTGTGGAAGGTCGCGCGCACGTCGGGAATCTGCCGTTCCATCCATTTTGTTTCTGCTACCTGTGGGTTAAAGGTGTGAGCCTTAGCAATATTAACGAATACTTCCTCTACTGTCTCGCCCAATTCCATAAGACCTTTTTTGAAAGGCGCCCACGGGTTCCAATACATCTTTGAACTGATAATAACTCTACCGATACGATTGTACAGAGCACTTAAAAACTCGTTCTGTAACGGTTCGTAATCCATCATGATTCCGCCTATCTTACGGATACTTTCTGTTTTGCCTGTCGCTTTCGGAATTGCGTTCTGATATGCGTCGCTGGAACCTTCCCTAATCTGGTTGAGGATTTCCACACTATTTGCTGTAAGGTCTACATTTTTTGGTTTAATAGCCACTGTTATCGCTCCTTTCTGTGAACAATGAATCGAATGATTTTTCTTCGCTCTCAGACTCTAAGTCTTCGGCGTTGTCAGAAACAACTTCTGCCGGAGTAGTGTTGCCTTCCTCTTTAGAAGGTGTCTGGAAGAATCTGTCTCTGTATTTCTGCCTCCATGTTTTGTCATTCTCTTCATACTTAGATTTCCAATCCTCACCTGCACGACTGTCATAATCGTTTAAGGTATCGTGGAAATCTTCGATGAGAGATAAAGCCTCGTCGCTGGTATCGTCTCCCAGCCTAGCGCGAATAGCGCTCAGTAAATCGTCTTTCGTTCTAACTGCCATTACTTTCACCTCCTGATAAAGCATCAAAAAACTTATTATCTGGAACTCCTCCGATACTTTCCACATTGATGAAAAGCGAGGTAGCGTTATCAGCCCAATAACTGATGCTAAACGTATTAGGTGACTTTCCGTCTACTGTCGGAAATTCCATAGTTGTTACCTGATTGATAGGTGCTGTTCCTATCGAACCGATCTCTGATATAATTACCGTAGCGCCATCGGCTCTAAATTTCGCCTTACGTAATCCAAATGGTAACACGATCTTAGAGCCTACCGGATAGTCGGTTTTGTTAAATTTAAAATATGTCTGCATATCTACCTCCTTAAAATGTTTCACGTGAAACATTTTAAAACTTTCTTAAGGCGAACCATATCGGCATTGAGGGTTTCCAATCTGGTTCTGGGTTTGGATTAGGTGGCGGAACTGGGGAACCCTCCCACCAATCGTACCAATAACGCGCATATGTCTGACGTATTGGCTGATTGATATCGCCGGGTCTTTCAAAGTTCTTTAGGAAACAATCGGCAAGGTATTCCGGCGTTTGCGTGCTAACTTTAAACTGATTGAATGACTCTGGATACTGAGCCGTAGGTATCCACTGACCGTAATTAACTGTCTCTGTGTCTATCCATAATAACTGTGCGTCTCCATCATCGTTTGCGTAGCCATGTGCACTAGCCCAATCAGTGAAGTTAGTAGATGGTGTCCACTGTACAAGCCCCCAACCGAGTTTAGGGTTAGGGTTAAGGTCTTGCCAAACCCCCGGGTTAATGTGGCTCTCTACCTGCATATTACCAAGCATACCGGAAATGGCTTCGACTGTCCAACCGCGTGCTAGTAAGTACCGGAATATAAGCAATGCGTTGTTCTGCATTTCTCCCATAGATAACCAGTAGTTACCCTTAATCCATTCACTTTGTGCTCCTGCCCCATATCTCCAAAGCTCTAGCCAGTCGGTTGACTTAGAGGGATTAGAGTTAATAGAGACCTGCTGACCTAAGGGAACTCTGCTACCATGTGCGCCCATGGTATGGTTACTATCAAAAGCCATTTCCGTATGGCCTGTGCGTATTAACACGTCACCAGCTTTCCAAGGCTGTGTGGTCGGAAGTTTCGTAAAGCCTAACAGGTTTAAACCTCGTGCCATAGTACCAGTTGTAAAAGGCCACGTGTCTCCACCATTAGCCTTAACTACATCAAACGCCCCAGCCATTAACGCATACCATATAAATGACGAACAATCATAATATGTTATCCCGTTTACCGTGCGCTGGTTTCGATATGCCTGACTATAACCGATATTCGGAGCGTTGCATTTCTCTATAGCCCATTCATAAGCTGTCTGAATACTTGCCATAGTACTAACCTCCATACCTATTAAGAATAAGAAGCAAATCATTAACGCATTTCTGAACTTCTTCCGCATTGTAGCCTGCCTTTTTTAATCTCTGTTTCCTGTCCTCACCGTTTCCGAACTGCCCGGCTATTACCAAAAAGGATACGCTCACCGTCTCTGGTAAATTAAATGCTGTGACTGTCATTTCTAATCCTCCCTCCCTAACCTCTCTGTCAGCTTTAAAAGCGCCTCCGTGTTATTGTTAAGAGATGTGCTGATTTTATCCATCTCTTCCTTGTGCTGTACGTCTGATTTAACCATGCGCCAAAATAAAGCCCCGCAACACACGATAGGAAATCCCAAGCTACCTACTAACTGAGTTATTGCATTAACGTCCACCGCTTCACCTCCTTCATATTTCCTATATCTCATTATAACATATCGCGGAAACTTTTGGAAGAAATATGAAGAAAATGGAAAAAAGCTATTGCATTTTCTTCCAAAGTATGCTATAATATTTATAGTAACAAAGTAAATTAAAACAAGATAAAGAAAGGAAGTAACAAACATGGCAAAGGCAGATTTTACAAGGAGCATCATCACGAACACGATTAGGGTAGCAGAGGTTAAGGTAGATAACGGAGCCGTTATTACGACAGAGTTATTACCTATCGTAAAGGTCGGCACAGCAAAGCTTTCACCTGAAAAGGCTTTAAAGATTGCTAAGGCTGAGTACAAAAACGTTATGGCCGTTGTAGTTCTCGGAATCGACAGCGTAGAAGAGGTTAGGGGAATGAGTTTCGAAACATTCATGGCGTACAGCGAACCAATCGAAAGACCAGCGTCTCAGAGAAAGTAAAACTAAACTTAAAACAAATTTGCTGACCTACCGGCATGACGGGGAGAAAAAATCTAAAGGAGAATTTAAAAATGAAAAAAGCAGGACAGGATTTCACACAGGTAGCAGAGAACGGTACACCATTCGAGAACGAGAGTTACGCATTAGCAACTCCTCAGCAGACAGCTGTTATTACGATGGACGACAACAAAGACTTTGTGGCTGACTTAACCAGCCGCGAGACGACATTCTGTAGTATGGTGGCCAACACGCCAGCCGAAAAGGCATTATTATTCAAAGCGATGAACAACCCTGAAAAACGTGTAGGCGACTGTATCAACATGACGATTGAGGCTAAAGACCTTTACTGTGAGGTCGTTACCTGTACCAATCAGCAGACGGGGCAGAGTGACGAGTGTCCGCGTATCGTTATCATCGACAAAGACGGAACGGGCTATCAGGCTGTATCTCTCGGCGTTTACAGCGCGATCAAAAAGATCATTCAGGTGTTCGGTGCACCTACATGGGAGGAACCCCTTCCCCTCGTTGTAAAGCAAATCACCAAAGGTGATAGAAAACTGCTTACATTCGACGTTGATTTTAAATAGGTAAGAAAGGAGAATGGGCGGCGAAATAATCGCCGCCCTATTTTCAATATGATTACAAGAAATGGGATTGTATACTCATTAAAGATAAGCCCATATATCATCAGAGTGGGTGACGTTACGTATTACTTCTCTAGTAAGAACCATTTAGAGAAGTTCACAGAAAAGCTTTATGAGAACCGCCATACTCTCAACACTTCTTTAAGTAGGCGGTTCAGTGTTTCCGTTGAGGTTCCTACCTTATGCGATATAGTGCTTTATAGCAAGGTAGAAACAAGAGGCTTCTACATCACGTGCAAAGGGGTAGAATACACATGCCTAAACAATATAACATTAAGTGGCGCGACTCTGACACAAAAAAGTTAGCAGCCGCCGTAAGGAGTTACAACGCTAAGAGAACGCGTCTTCTAAAACAAGTACCAGAGTTAGACGAATTTCTCCCTCTTAAAGCCTCCACAAAGGAGATTAGGGCAGGAGTAAAAACAAGAAGAGATTTAGAGAATGAGATAAAATCCTTAAAGCGATTTCTCAAAAAGGGAGCAGAGAAGCCGATCGTTACTAAAGAGGGAGTCAAGACTACCGCATACGAGAAGAAAGAACTTACCATTAAGATTAACGCGATCAATGCGCGTAGGAGAGCAGAACTTAAGAAAGCGGCTCCCTCTACCGAAAAGGGAACCATGCGAACGATTCGGGAGAATAACCTCTTACCTAAAAGGAAGGATTTGGAGAATATCTCAAAACGAGATTGGGCTAAGTTTGTAGAAAGCGTAGAGAAGCAGGCTAAAGACAGTTACTCATACGATAAGATACAGAGATATAAGGAAAATCTGCTCAAAGGATTAAACAACGCATTCGGCGAGAAAGGCAGAACCTTAATAGACTTAGCCTCTAAGATACCAGCTGAAACGCTAGTGGAAATGTATTACAACGACCCTGTATTACAGATAGACTTTATATACGACCCTCTGGAAATGGAAGTAATCATAGAGAGTATGGAAGAACATCTTAATGAATATCTTGACAGCATAGAGTAACTGTAGTACAGGGAGGTAAGTTGCATGGCATTATACACAGCGGATTTTGAAACAACTACCGACCACTTAGATTGTAGAGTTTGGGCTTATGGGATATGTGAGATTGGGAACCCTGACAACTTCATATATGGAAACGATATTAGCGGTTTCCTTAACTGGTGCAAGGAACAGGGGTCAGTAACTACATACTTCCATAACCTCAAGTTCGACGGAGAATTTATACTGTGTTGGTTATTTGAACATGGATTTAAATTCGTAGAAGATAGAAGAGACTTAGACACAAATACATTTACAACACTTATCAGCGACAAGGGGCAGTTCTACTCAATGGAAATATGCTGGTTCCGCAAGGGGAAGACTCGATGCGTAACCACTGTGTATGACTCCTTAAAGATACTACCTTTCAGCGTTGCGGATATTGCTAAAGGTTTTGGATTGCCTATTAGCAAACTTGAAATTGATTACGATGAGTTTAGAGAAGTAGGGCATATACTTACACCACATGAAATTGATTATTTAAGGAATGACGTTGATATCGTAGCAAGAGCGCTTAACACGTTGTTTGAACAAGGCTTAACCAAAATGACACAGGGTAGCAATGCTCTGTATGACTACAAACGTACCGTAGGCACAAAGAACTTTGCGAAATGGTTCCCTATCCCAGATTACGACGCAGACATCAGACAGTCATACAAGGGCGGATTTACATACCTAGCGGATAGATTTAAAGAGGTCGATCTGGAAGAAGGCATAGTCTTAGATGTAAATAGCCTTTATCCATCTGTAATGTATTACCAACCTTTACCATACGGAGAGGGGATTTACTTTAAAGGTAAGTACAAGGAAGATAAGCTTTACAATCTTTACATACAGATGATAACGTGTCAGTTTGAACTTAAGCCTAACCACATACCAACTATTCAGCTTAAAAATAACCTTTCATTTATTCCGACTGAATATCTAAAGTCAAGTGATGGTGAAGATGTTACATTATGCTTAACCAGCGTAGACTTAGAGTTATTCTTTGAACATTACGATGTGTTCAACATAACATATCATAGCGGCTGGAAGTTTAAGTCAACAGTAGGATTGTTCAAAGATTACATCGACAAGTGGAACACCATTAAAGTAGAAAGCACAAAGAGCGGTAACTGGGCTATGCGTTCTCTAGCCAAACTTATGCTCAATGCATTGTACGGTAAGTTCGCGTTGAACCCACACGTTCAGTCTAAAATACCTTTCTACCATGATGGAATCATTAAGTATAAGTTAGGAAAGGAAGAAACGAGAGACCCAATTTACATACCTGTAGGAACTTTCATCACCGCATGGGCTAGGTACAAAACAATCAGTTCGGCTCAGAAAGTTTATGATCGGTTCGTTTACGCAGACACAGACAGCTTACACTTAACAGGAACGGAGATTCCGGCAGAGTTAGAGATCGATGCAACAAAGCTAGGAGCATGGAAACACGAAAGTACATTCAGTCGGGCTAGATTTATCCGGCAGAAAAGCTATATTGAGGAAATCAACGGAAAGTTACACATCACCTGTGCAGGTATGCCAGAAAGATGTTACGAACACGTTACATGGGATAACTTTAGAAGTGGAAGTGTTTACAGCGGAAAGTTAGGCATGCAACACGTTCATGGAGGAATTGTCCTGAACGACATTCCATTCACGATTAAGAAAGGAGCATAAAATGGAATTGACATGGTTTTGTGCAGGAGTTATAACAGCTAATATTCTTTGGGTTTATATTTTGGTAAGAAAGAGTTGACAAACAGAATAAAGTATGGTAGCATATACATGAAGGTTACATAGTTTAGTTGACTAGGAATGTTGGACGCTACGGGGTGAAATCCGCTGACATTACCGTTCGGGATAGCACCTGTGGTCAGCGAGTATGTAACCTTTTTAAATGGAGGTGAAGCAATGAAATATGGTGCTCCGTATTGGAACATTAAAGACATCTTACCTTATCAGCGCAATTTCAACTTTATAAACGGTGAACGTTCGATCGGTAAGACATACACAGCGGAAGGCTACTTCATTGAAAGAGCATTAAACAACGGTGAAGAATTTGTCTATATATGCAGGACTCAGGAGGAAAAGAAAGGCGGCATACTTGAAAAGTCATTCGCTAAAGTCCTAGCGTGTGAGTTTCCGAACCAGCCCATTAAGAGCACTACTGAGGTGATGGAGTTAATCATAGAAGATGAGAACGGAGACGTGATCGAGAAGAAAACTCTAGGTTACTGCCTTGCATTATCAGAAGCAGTTAAGATTAAGAAAAGATCATTCCCCTTCGTAAGATGGCTTATGTTCGACGAGTATATGCTGGAAGAGAAACAGCGCGCCAGCTACGTAAACGGCTGGAAAGAACCTGACCTATTACTATCGATATATCACACGATCGACAGAGAAAGGGACTACGTTATTTGCTTCATGTTTGGTAACAACACATCGTTCTATAACCCTTATCATATGCACTCAGCGTTTAATATCCCATACATAGAAAAAGGAGGGATATGGTATAATGAAAACGTATTGTTTCAATGGGCAGAGAGTACAGAGGAGCTAAAGGATAAGAAAAGCAAGTGTAAGTTCCTTAAGATGATCGACAAGACCGACTATGGACAGTACGCAAAACATGGCGACTACGTGGACGACAACATTAACTTTATTGGAGACAGAACGGGTAATTCAAGACACTTATTCACATTTGAATACGAGAAAGAGATTTACGGAGTATGGCAGGATATGAAATTAGGTTTAGTCTTCATTGATAGCAAGTATGATAAATCATGCACACTTAACTATGCCTTAACCATCGACGACCACAAAGAGAACACGATGTTTACTCGTAGCAAATCAGACACGTTGCTTATGTGGCTGGGTAAAATGTTCAAGTTAGGTAACGTCAGATATACGAGCATGAGAGTGAAGGTTAAAGCGGAACAGGCTATAAAGCTTATCCTTTAGGAGGTAGCTTATGAACATTAAAATAGAAGACGTGATTGTAGACGCTGAACCCATGAGGTACAGTCAATGGCACAATCGCAAGAAACAATATGTTGGTAGTGATAACGATTTCGACGTTTATTTCATTGAAGGGAGATTTTATTATGCGGAAGCAGACGACCCATTTCAATTTTGATCCTAGTAACATGAAAGACTATGCTTACGCCGTGGCGGCTGAGTTAAACAATCTCATTGATGGAAAGGCTGAACCTATGTACGATCATGTAGGAGTATGGCATATAATGATTATGTTTAACAAGGTTGATATTAAATTTAATAAGGATTTATGTAAGTGCTTTTATTATAAAATATGTCCTTCCATTGCAGCTAATATGATGGTAGAAGACATTATTAAATAAAGTGCAAACTATGTATTTAAAGGAGAAAAAAAATGAAACTTAGTAAACCTAAATGCAAATATGTTGTAGATAGAATAGAAGAATTAAGAAATGTGAAAGGTTCGTTTAGTACTTTATCAGATAGAGTTATGTTTGTGTTTGATAATAGCTATAAATGAACATTTATATAATGAAGTATTAACC